CCTTAGTGTTGTCACTTGCTGCGATTTCATCAGTAGTAAAGTCGGTGTAACCTGTAAGAGCAGTACCCCAAGCAGGAGTTGCATCAGTCTTAGCAAGTTTGTAAACCCACTTAGTATTTACAGGAGCAACTTCGCTAATAGAGATTACAGTACCACCGGAAACTTCACCCTCAGCAGAAGTAACCACACCTGCTGCAACAGTCTGCAATGCCTTGTACAGACAAATACGGATAATCTTGCTTTCGTCCTTAAGATAAGGAACATAATGCTTAGAAGCATAAACTGTATCTCTCTGATAGTCCGGTTCTCTCTCAGTTTCAACCATAACCCCTCTCTTCATGATAAGAGAAAGAGCACCCGGCTTAACGATGTAAGCATCTCTCTGAGAAGCATTACCATCAAGACGGTTAGTTCCAAGGAACTGACAACCCCAAAGCATTCCGCTTGCACCACGGATAAGAATATCAGTGGCAATGTCGGACTTATTGATGTAGTCATCATCCTTACGGAGTGCTGCAATGTCCTTAGAAGAAAGGCAAAGAGCCTTAATACCTTCCTCATCTTCACCGAAGAGAGCAAGAGCATCAACGATATGGTCGGAACTCATATCATCGATGAAACCGATAACCTTAGTTGCAGTCTGCATTTCAGCAAGGAACTCGTCATCAGTCTTATCATCGAGGGACTTAGCAAGCTGCTTTGCTGCTTCATCCATCGGGTCACCATAGGCAGACATTCTTGCTTCATCAGTAATCTGTACTGCCTTTGTAATCTTGTGAACAGTTTTCTGTACGAAACCTGCATTGAGAGCAACAGGAACAATCTGTCCGTTTTCGTTGGTTACATCGGCTTTACCGATATAAGCATACTTAGGGAACTTGATAGTATCACCATCGTTGCCAACAAGAGTGTTATCTACATCTGCGAGAGGGGCAAATACGCTCTTGTCTGTAAGTTTGGAGTCCACATAATCAGCGAGGACTTCCGGGATAATAACATTAGTTTTGACAGTAGTAGCCATTATTCATTACCTCCATCTTTCGATAATTCGTCATATAGTTCTTTATTTTCGGTATAGAGTTTTGCCTTTTCGCCATAACTCATACCCTTGAATTGTTCTTTTGTGATGTCTGACTTCGCTCCACTACCCGGAGCAGGATTTGGGGTATCTTTCAAAACATCGGAGCGTACCTTCTTTTCAAGGGACTCTTGATATTTCTTCTGATTAGCAAAGACCTTATCCATATCACCATTCACGAGTGCTTCGGCAGTCTCACCTGCAAGAGCATCATCATATCCGAGTGCTAAGAACTTAGCCTTGTTTTCGGATAGAGAAACTTTCTTAAGTAGAGCATCGTGCTCCTCTTGGAGTTTTTCCATCTTTTCGGTTTCTTCTTTTGCTTTAACTTCCTCGGCAGACATTTTCTCTTTCAACTGTCTTTTGTATTCGGCAGCTTCGGAATTAGCCTTTGAACTTGCATTCTTATACTTCTCAACCTCTGCTTTGAGGGACTCATTATTGTCCTCGTACTCGAATGCTTCAAGTGCCTTGAGTTTTTCTTCCGGGGTCATCTTGTCGTAACCCTCGATTTTGGTAGTATCAATCTTCGCCATTTTTTACCTCCTGCGTTTTTCGGTGTTCACTCACCATCAGATTTCCGTTTTTAAGACTTGTCTGTCTCTTGCGTTTGAAGTGTTCACTCACTATATAAACCCCGAAGGGAAAATACCTAATTGAAAAGGGACTACAAGCATCGTGCTCATAGTCCCGGTTGACTGTTTCCTCACTACCCATTTGTAGGAGTCTTAATCTTTACTTTTCTTCGGATTTCAACCAAAACGATTTCATCCTTAATCTTTTTAAGTTCGCAGGTGTCTCCACGCTTTAGAATTTCCAATATTTCATCAAGAAGTTCCTGCGTAAATAACTCTTTACTCATTCGTCTCCTCCGAACCAAGGTTTTATCCAACACCTGCACCCGATGTGTGGTTTAGGTGGGATTTTATCAATGTCGTAAATCTTACCTTCTCGTTTCGCACATTCTTTACATCTGCGATTATCCATTTCAGTAAGCCATATTACTTTTTCAACCCCATCGTCTTTATATGCTTGCACAACCGCAGCTACCGTAATGTCATCTGCATACTGTGTAACCATGTTAGACCAATATCTTAAAGCAGTTTCAACCTCACGAACCTTAGTGTTACTTGCTATAATACTTTCGGCACAACGGGCAGCTTTTCTTTCAACCTCGTGAGAGAATACATACTTTGTAGTAGGGTTATATTGGTCGAGGAATCCGGCAACCCAAGCAAGTTCAAAATTAAACTTAGGATTATTCACCGTTTCCTTATAAACCTTTTGAGCAAGTTCTAAGAAGCAGGACTGTGTTAGAGTCTCTGCTTCCTTATAAACTTCGTTCACCTTACCGATAACATTAAGTTCATCTATAACGGTAAGACCTTTGAGTCTGCCAAACAACCGAATGAACTTCTTGTTTAAGTAAGCAATGATTTCATCGGTAAGTTCGTACATTACTCATCCTCCTCATTGTTTACATTCTGTTTAGCCTTATCAATAGAGGAGTTGCGGAACTGTTCAAGTGCCTTTTCGTCTTTCTTTTCCTGTTCCTCTGCATATTTCTTACTTTCGAGATATGCAAGTTCCGGGTCAACAAAGAGTCCACAATGTTCAAAGGCAAGACGAGGGTGAATTCCATCAGTAGAGAGCATAGTTGTAAGAACTTGTGCTTTCTCTTGAATGTTCTCATAGTTCCTACGAGTAAATCTAATCTCGATATTTGAGAGTTTAAGGTTCATATCCCTTAGTTCGTTTGTAATTCTAAGAGCCAAACGAAGGAACTGCTTTTCAGCAAGTTTGAACATCAACTCGGAATCCTTTGCTCTTGCTTCGGCAGCAGACCAACCATCTCTCATGATTACGGCACTACCTGTATCGGAAGTGGAAGAACCACCGTTACGATTTGGCATACCGCAAATAGTAAGAACCGTTTGATACATATAATCAACGAGAGTCTGTGTCTGAGACTGATTGAGTTCTTGAACGAGATATTTCACATCTCCATCAACAGGAACTTTGATACCACCCTTTTTCTTGAGTTTATCAAAATCCTCGGAGTCAATATCAACACCCTTGAACATCATAAGTGCCTGTACGAACTGTTCCACACCATCCATTCTATCCGAACCAACTTGATTGATAGAATCAAGGAGAGGGAGAACGATTTCAAAAGCACCAAGCCTTGCATTATTTGCAGGATATTCAATAATCGGAATCATGCCCAAGATATGATGCTCTGCCTTGATAACCTTGTTACCCTTAACTTCATAGTACATATCCTCCGTATAGCAGGAGAAAATCTTAGTACCATCTTCCTTGACAACATATTTAACACCGAGCATCGGTTTGTTGCCAAGACCATTGAAGTAAATAACAAAGGTTTCACGAGGGTCGAGGGTATAAATCTCAAACGGTGCTTCATCAGCATCATCGACCCTATCCGGGAGAACCATTCGGTAAGAAGTACCGCAAATAGTAAACCAATCGGCAAGTTCCTTATCCTTGGCAGCTTTATCCTCTGCAAAGACAAACTCATTCAACCTGTTAATGCTCTCGGAAATACTTTCATCGTTTCCACGACCAACATACTGAACGGGTTCACCCATAAGGTAACCGACCTTGAAGGAAACTATTTCATTTGCTCTATTTTCAACAACCTTGTTGAGAATTTCGGGACGAACATCCTTAGTCCTCTCAAGAATAGGTTGTTTACCCTTGTAATAGTTATAAAGGTATTCGATTTCAGACTTATTAGCGGAATGCTTGCTAAAAGCCTTATTGAGAACACCCACGATATTTTCCTTTGTAATGACGGTCTCATCGGTATAGATGACTCTACGACCAAACATTTGTCGTGTTTTCAATACGAACACCTCCTCTACCTATACACAATAAAATATAATATTCTCCAATGCTTTTGTCAAGAATATATGTTATAATAAAGGTTTGGAGAATTGCAAAGCATTAAAACGGTCTATCAAATATTTCAATCTTTCGGGATTTACCTCTAACCATATCAATAGCCATAGCGAGGGAATCCGGGGCATCATCGTTCTTGTTCTTGCCGAACATCTTATAAGAGAACACATTCTGCATGAAGAGGTTATAAGCCTTATCTCTTTTTCCACTTTCCCTAAAAATCATCATTTCTCTAATGTCGGGTGCTTTATCAAAGATTCTCTGATACTTCGCTTTATCGGTAGGAGCGGACTTAGAGGTTATATTCAGTCTATATCCTTTATCCTTGAGACCTTGTTCGACACCTTCCTTATAAGACTCGGTGGATTTATTTGCTTCCACCTGCATTGCCCCAACTTGATGCTCAATCACCGCATTTATGAGTAAAGGTTGAGTGATTCGCTTATCCCCGTTGTCATAAACAACCCCGTGAACATAGATGTCATCTCCATACTGATAGCAAATAGGGGATGCAACAAAGTCTCCACCACCGAATGCCGGGTCAACCGCCATAAAGATTCGGTCGGGTTCACCACTCGGGAGTTCACCATTGTAGTATCTAAAGTCACCCGGTGTGAACAAAGCACCCTCACGCTCGATAGGTTCTCCCATGTACTGAGCAGACCAAGAAGCCATATCGTTATTCTTTTCAAAAGATGCCCTTCTTTGATGATAGTATTCCGTAGAAAATCCTACCCCGTAATCATAGAAAAACTGAGACTCGTCTTTTTCGTTGAGAGCAGAGAGGTTAATAATCTCATATCTGCGGTCTTTGAACTTCTCATCATTCTCAAGGAGTTCCATCCTCAGTCCTGCCGGGTCTATCATAGACCAACGAGTACCGCACCAAAGAATCTTAGCCTGTTCCTTGGCACGAGGAAGCAGGTTATTATCTACCTTAGACCAAGCTGCAATCAGTCGGTCTTTATTAAGTGCTTCTTCGATACCACCGATAAGGTCATCGGATATTTCCACACCGTTGCAATCACAAGCACCATTCAAAGTTCCCTACAAAGAACGACAGGTGAGAGACGGGTATCTTTTCTTACGGTCAATGTTAAGAGTCTCGTCTTGAGAATTTGTCTGCACAATCTTTGCATTTGGGAACACATCGTGCCAAAGATAGGTAATAGGGTCGTTGATAGTTTCAAGAACACCATTATAAAAAGCCTTGGTAATGGTATCGGAATACGCAGAGTATAGATTGCTCCGCTCAGAATCCCGACCAATAAGCCAAGTTACAAAGAACATCAAAATAGTGGTCTTTCCTACACGAGGGGGCATTGAGATGAACAATTCGTCGAGTTCATCATCCACCAACTTTTGTAAGGCATCCACTACACGCTTAAGAATCCGTCTGCGAGGAAGATAAAACCTCTCGGAGGGTTTTCTATTTATTTCTATATATTGCAGGTACTCATCAAAATAGTGAGGGGCATCGAAAAGGAGAGTCCTTTTATAAAGGTCAAAGAAGTCACCAATATCTTTACTGTCTCTCATTGCTTTTACGACTTCCGCTCTTAGCTGCTTGTTTGTATCGTGAGCAAGAAGAAAGAAGTCCTTTTCAATGTTTCGGCAATGGGAGAACAGGTCATTATATGCCTGTACATTCTGAGGATGCCTTTTTATTTCTTCAAAAATTTTTCGGATTAACAATTTTTCGTCTGCCATAGTTCATTCTCCTATAAATAAAAACAGAGACCACCTTACGATAGTCCCTGTTGACTGTTCCTTATTCCCGGTTGAATAAGCCTTATATATTTACCACCATCCGGCAACCCAATCCCAAATATCTCGGGAATGGTCTTTAGGTTTCTTTACATGGAATCCTTCCCACATACCTTGGATGCAACTCCATATAAAGACAAAAGGGACGGATATGACAAAGACAATAATAAAGAAAAGGACACCAACCATTTTCTTTAAGAGATTTTTAATCATATCCGCTACCCCTTTCATCACTTACTTAATATGGGTTCATGTACACCTTTAACCCAAT